TAGTCCTTCGTGAAACTGTTGACGTATCTACAGTAGTAGACACTAGAAACTATAATTTATCGTCTGGACAAGAGATAAAAGTTATCGATGTTATGAATCAAGATCAAGGCACTCATCTTAATCAAGTTAGTCGCCAAACCATGAATACATATAGATACCCTACTGAACAGTCAGGTGATCCTGTATATTATGCTTTTAATGGTGTTGACTCTTCAAACAACCTAAAGATTGATTTTGAACCTAAGCCTAATAAAGCTCAGACTATTTCATTCGACATTGTTAAATACCAGAACGTTTTAAAGCTCGCAGCTACCGCAATTAAAATACCAGAAAAGTCTGTTATTATTGGCGCTTGGATGAGGGCTGTAGCAGAGCGTGGTGAAGACGGTGGAACTCAATCTAGCGTAATAGCTATGGAATACAAAGAGATACTCAATCAAGCTATTATGTTGGACAGTGGTAACACTCAATACGAAAGTGATTGGTATGTCAACTAAACTACAATATACTCCACTAGATAATGTAGGACTGAATGGTTTAAATCTTCAGGCTAATCCTGCGTCATTAGACACTTCTTGGCTAACTAAAGCAGATAATGTAATGCTTAAAGAATCTGGTCGCATCTCATTTAGAAAAGGTCTTAAACAAAATATATTAAAGACAACTGCTAAAGTTGGTGCTATTGGTGAAAACGGTGCTGGTGTTGTGGTTGCTGCTGTAGGTACTAATATGTACACAGTAGACTTTACTACTCCAGACACTCCTTGGACCGCTGCTTTTGCTACTGGTGGCTCTGCTTCTGACTGGCAAATAATAGATTTTAATCGTGAATTGTATTGTGTTCAAGATGGTCATACTCCAATAGAGCTTGATTCTGGCACTTGGACAGCATTACCTTCAACTAGCGGTTATGCTGCACCTGCTGGAGTAACTACTTTTGATCCAAGTTGTGGAATGGGGTTCTACGGAAGACTATGGGTTGGCGGTATTACTGAAGAGAAGGACGTAGTTTACTACTCTGACTTATTAAATGCTCACGCATGGGCTTCTGGCTCTGCAGGTGCTATTGATTTGAAAACCGTTTGGGGAACAGATGATATTGTAGCTATTGCTCCTTTCTATGGAAAGCTAGTTATCTTTGGCAAGAGTAACATTGTTATTTATGGTGGACCATCTGAGCCAACAACTATGGCTTTAGATGAAGTTATTAGAGGTATTGGCTGTGTTTCAAGAGATTCAATACAGTCAGTTGGTGATGACTTATATTTCTTATCTTCAACGGGTGTAAGGTCTTTAAGTAGAACAACAGAGAAAGATAACGTACCTTTACAGGACCTGTCTTTAACAATTAAAGATACAATTATTAGAAATATTTCTCAAAGCACAAACGCTAAGGCTATTTATGTTGAAGATGAAGGTCTTTATGTATTAACATTTACATCATTAAATATCACTTATGTCTTTGATATTAAACATGAAACCCCGTCAGGAACTCCAAGAATAACAACATGGTCATTTAATAATGATATAGGACCGTCAAGTTTCTCTTACACTGACTCTAAGGGGTTCTTGTTAGGTCAAAATATAGGATCTATATCGACTTATGAAGGATTTTACGATAAAGAATACATATCTGGAGGAACTTATACAGACACATCTTACACTGGTAATTTCAAGTCTACATGGATTGATTTAGGTCAGGGCGCTGTAGCCTCTTTACTAAAGAAATTTAAAGCTGTGATTGATGGTGGATCAGGTACTACTGTAGGCTTTAGATGGTATAAAGACTTTGGTAGCGCTCCATCAAATACAACCAACTTCCTACTAAACCCTTCAGCTACAGGAATTAAAGCTCTCTTTGGTGCAAGCTCCTCTTTATATGGGGCATCTAAATATGCGCCTATTTTTGGAATGAAGGAGCATGATATTCAGCTATCTGGCAGCGCCAAATATTTACAACTAGAAATGACTGCTCAGACTGCTGGAACTTCTTTTTCATTACAAGATATGACATTATTATATAAACAAGGAAAGATACGATGAGTAACTATACAATAGCAGTAGGCTGGTCAGGTAAAGATGCTTTATCAGATTCAGATCCACTAAAGGTAATCTCAGGTTCAGACTTTAATACTGAGTTTTCAGCTGTTCAATCAGCAGTTAATACTAAAGCTGACATTAATGGTAGCAGTTCAGAAGCTTTTGCTTGTAACGCTTTAACAGCAACATCAGGCACTATAGCAACTCTTAATAGCACCACAGCCAACTTAACTACAGCTAACGTAACCACTGTAGATTTAGGTAGCTGGACTGTAACTGAAACAGCTGGTGTCTTACTATTCGCTACTGGTGGCGTCAATAAGATGAAACTAGATGCTTCAGGTAACTTAACTGCGGTTGGCAATGTAATAGCATACGGAACTATCTAAATGTCAACTCCTCTAGAAAATCTAAGAGCCAATATGTCACAGCAAGGTATGTTAAATACCGATGGCAATATGAGGCGTTCTAGTAGACCTTGGACGGATGGTCTTGAGCAGGTATTGCCAGGTGTAATACCTGTTGGTATTGCTGGAGACATCTATAGTAGAGGTGGTGGTGATAGTAACCCTGTTCCAGGTAGAGACCTTAGTAAACCTGCTTCACCTGAACAAGACTTTAGAGACTACTGGAATTTAGATAACGACTGGTTTGGTAATAGACAAGCTATTCAAGGTGCTAGTTGGTTAGGTAGTGCTGGTATGCTTGGAAGTATTGCTACTGGTTTTGGTGATAAAGCATACGGTGTTAATCCTTTAGCTGACTTTTCTGCTATGGGTTTGGCTAATTTAGCTACTCGTGGTGCTGGCAGTATGCCAGAAGCAGCTCTAAGAGCTAAAGGTGGAGCTTGGGCTGGTGGTGCATTAGGCAACTCATTAATTGGTAACACTGTAAATGGTAACTACATAAGCGAATATACTGAGGGAATTAAAGATTCTCCTTGGCATAGTGAAGCAACAAACATGGGCTTAGAGCAAGGCACGCCACAGTACGATCATTACATAAATGCTGTATCAGGTGGACTATCAAGAAACAAAGGTGTTGACCCAGAGATGATGAACGCTTATGACACACGTGGTGAGCAGTTATGGAGAAATGGTCCAATATCTGAAGAACCTACATCAGTCAATGACTTTAAGGGTATGTTTGGTGGTTTAGGTAACTCTATTAGCAACTATTTTGGTGGTAGTGATGGTTACGGAAGCATGAATACTTCTGAAGGCACTACAGCTGGAGATTATTATGAAGGCGGGTTCTCTAAAGAGGATATGGACTTTGCTACAAGTTTTGATGGAAGTAACAGTGACACAGGTGGTGGCTATACTGCTGCCGATGAACAAAGCGTTGCCGATGAAGTCGGTGTATCAGATTATTAAGGAGTAAGTTATGAGTTGGTGGGATGAATGGGATATGGGAGATACTATTGGAGCAGCAGCTAATCTAGGTGCTGGTTATATGGCTTATAAAGGTGCGCAGAGTTCAGCAGATGCTCAAACTCAAGCTGCCGAACAAGCTTACCAAAGGTCTCAACCTTGGAATACAGGTGGTTTATTTGGTGCTGCTACATTTGATCCTGAAACTAGGACTTCTTTACAGACACTGTCTCCTGAGATGCAAGCACAATATGATGCTGCTATGGGTAGGTCAACCGCTAACAGCGCATTAGCTAGTCAGATGGGTGCTGATCCTGAAGCTATGGGTAAGAAGTTCTATGAACAACAGAAAGCTTTATATGCTCCAGACCAAGAACAACAAAGACTTGAACGTGAAAACAGACTTCAAGCACAAGGTATGTTTGGTTCAACTGGCGGTCAAATGCAAATGAACTCGTTACTTGATGCTCAAGCTCAACAAGATGCTCAAGCTCAGATTGCTGGTTACGATAAAGCTCAAGCTATGCAAGATCTATACAGATCAAGACAGACTGGTGACTTGGCTCAAGCTCAACAGATTGGTCAGATGCCTCAAGCCTACTCTCAAACGGGTATGGGTATTGGTTCTAACTTGTCTAACATTGCAAGCTCTGCTGCCAATATGCAGTCTTCGGCTGCTAAAGGTATGTCTGATGC